AAAACAATTATCGTGTGCCCATTATCAGTTGTCGTCAATTGGCAACGTGAAATTAAACGATTTACGGGAAAGGAGAGTACCATATGGGATTCAAAAGGATATGACGGGAAACTCGGAAATCAATTTCATATTAGCCATTACGATGCTGTGTCTAAAAATCATCAGTGGCTTCGTGACCAGCAATTTGATTTACTTGTGTGTGACGAGGCAACCTATCTCAAAAACCGTCAAACAATTCGTGCAAAGTCTATCTTGGGTTCGTATAAAGAACGACGAAAGTATCCCGGCATCAAAACGAAATATTGCATTTTTCTCACCGGCACACCTGTCATGTCTCGCCCAATTGAGGCGTTTGCATTATTAAACTTTCTGGATAAAGATAGATTCAATAATTTCTTTCATTTTACCCAACGGTATGGTGGATGGAAAGGTGCAGCACCGATGAATCTTCAAGACCTTCATGACCGCACCAAAGACTTGGTTATTCGTAGAAAGAAAGAACAAGTCTTGACGGAGATGCCAAAGAAACAACGTAACGATTTGTATGTGGAACTCACAAAAGACGAGAAGAAGGAATATAATCAATTACTGCGTGAAATGTTTGGAAAGTGGAAGATGGACGGTAAACCATCCGTTCAACACATGCCCAAACTCCAAGGATTTTTAATTGAAAAGAAATTACCACGATTGATTGAAATGATTGATGAGTTTATTGACAATGACCGTTCGATACTCATTTTCAGTTGTTATATTAAACCGTTGAAAGCACTATTACAACACTATGGGGATAAAGCGGCGCTATTGACCGGCGAAATGGGTAGAAACGACCGCCAACAAAGTATTGATAGACTAACGAGTAAACAGGCTAAAGTTGGACTGTTCAGTTTACGTGCGGCAGGTATGGGTATTGACGGATTACAGCACGTGATGGATACGGTAGTATTTATCGACATGGGATGGTTACCAGCAGAACATGAACAAGCAGAAGACCGTACGCATCGTATTGGACAGAAATCGCAAGTCCAAGCATATTATATGATATGTGAAGGAACGATTGACGAATATATGCGGGATATCTTGAAAGAAAAACAAGATATAGCAGATGTGATTGTAGACGGTGCCTTAGTGACACCGCAACGTAACAAATCCATGTTTAAGGAATTCGTCAAGCGAATCAATATGGGGTACCGAGAAGAATTTGATAGTGAAAATACAGAAGAATGATATTTATTAAAGTATAACTTTAACTAAGAGGGTTTTATGGTAGACCAAGAAGTTACAACTAATCAGAATACGTTTCCAACAGAAGTAATTGACCTCCCATCAAAAGGAGTGTTTTACCCAGAAAATAGTCCGTTACGTAGTGGTCAAATTGAATTACATTATATGACCGCAAAACACGAAGATATTTTAACATCCACCAATTTAATTCAAAAAGGATTGGTATTAGATAAATTAATGGATGCCTTAATTGCCACAAAGGGGGTGAAAGCGGCAGACTTGTTACTTGGTGATTTAAATGCGGTCATGGTTGCTTCACGTATTTTGGGGTATGGTAAGGATTATGAAGTTTCTTTAGAATGTCCATCATGCAGTCAATTGGTCGAACAAACTGTAAATTTATCTGAATTGGAAAATGAAAATGAACCGACTGATGGAAATAAACCAGAGTTCAGTGTAGTACTTCCTATTTCGAAAAAACAAGTGGTGTTGAAATTGTTGACTCGTGGCGATGAATTGCGTGTTGAAAAGGAGATTAAGTCGTTGAAAAAAGTCAACGGTGACGTTGACGCAGAAACTACCACACGACTGAAAGCAATTATTACCTCAGTAGACGGAGATTCTTCACCCGGAGCCATCTGGTCATTTGTTGACAATTTACTAGTACGAGATGCTCGATATCTTCGTGAAAAATATAGAAGTTTGGTTCCTGATATTAACTTTAATATAACAGTTGATTGCTCATGCGGAAATATTCAAACGATGAGGTTGCCGATTGGCGCCGACTTTTTTTGGCCTGACGCCAGAGTATAAACTTGATGTATTTAAAAATATGTTAACTATATCTCATTATTCGAAGGGTGCTTTTAGTGTTATGGATTTATATCATATGCCAATTTATATGAGAAATTTCTATATCAAAGAGTTTGTTAAACTAAAAGAACAAGAGAATAGAGAAATTGATAAGGCTAGAAAAAAATGATATTATTACGGAAACTTTTGGAAGAAAATACTAAAGCATATGCGGGAATGTCGGTATCGGGAACTCCGGTTCTTACGGTAGTAAATTCACGTGCATATAGGGGTGCTTCGGTATCCGGAAGTCCGTTATACACCATATCAGGAAATAAACTGTATGCAGGAATAACACGTACTGGTAAACCATTAGCAACATTGGTTGGTGATTTGATATTTAAGGGGATTGCTGTGTCTGGCTCTCCCATTGCCAAACTACAAGGTAATAGGTCATATAAAGGAATATCACCATCGGGAACTTCGTTAGTTACGGTTCCTTCTGGTGATATTGTGACGTTGTTTGCGGCAACATATCACGTTTTATTTGAGTAAATAAATGGCCGATAGAGTTAAGGAAGAACTGGAGAGACTTGAAAGAGAATTACGTCGAACGAGTGAAATGACACGTTCGATGACGGCCTCACAGCAACGACTTACGAATACGTTAACACGAAAGGCTGACTTTGTTACAAAAAGTATAGCTGGTATAATACAGGGAATTCGATTCGATACAGAAGATATCAAATTAAAAGAAAAAAGTATTCAATTAAAACAACGTCAGTTAGACTATGCAAGGGCAAAACTAAAACAAGACGAACGACATTTCAAAGATGCCGAAAAAGCTCATAATGACTTTAAGGCGGCAAATAAACAAAAACTTACCGATTTACACAAACTTGGTACTCAAAGAACTCAAGCACAAAATGACGAGCTTAAAACGTTACTGAAAGATAATGAAACATTAGCAGAGACGAAAAAAAAAGCTCGCACGGCGTATCAAAAATCTACGGATGCCGTAGATAAATTTACAAACCAGATTGAACTAAAATCCGAAGAAGTTAAAAACTTAAAATTTGGACGGATGGCGGAGGGTATTTTAAAAGTTGCCGACACGTTTGAAGGATTAGTGGCTTCGGTTAGAAAAACCCAACAACAGTTCGGTATTTCTGCCGCTCGTGCAACAGAAATAAATTTTAGTAATTTAAAATCAAGCGTAGACAGTTTTGCAAGTGCATTGTTACCGGGTGGAAAGTCTGGTCCCGGTGTTACTATGGAGCAAATTGCACAAGCGCAGCAAGACTTCCAAGATCAATTTGGTGGACTACTCACATCGGAAGCTGCAACCAAGATGGCACAGGAAGCAGTAAAGATGGGTGTAACTACGGAGCAATTAGCAACTGCTCGTCGTGTATTCTTAACACAAACCCGAGGTGATGCAAATAAAGCGCAAGAACAGACTGACAAATTTGTTTCTGAATTTGCCAAGAAAGGATTGTCGTCTAAAGTTGCTATGCAAGAAATTGCAAAGAATTCTGAACTATTAGCAAAAAATGGGGCACGTTTCTCCACACAGATGATACGTGCATTAGCAGATGCAAAGAAAATAGGTGTCGAACTCAGTAAGATTAGTCAATTCGGTGATAATCTGATTAATGACTTTGAAGGATTCCTAGAAAGTCAAGCCGAACTGGGAGCAATGGGATTCGGATTTGATTCCAGTCGATTGGCAGAAATTGCCGAAACTGGGGACGATGCTGCATTATTTGATGAACTTCGATCACAATTAGCGGCCACCGGAAAAGATATTACGAAACTTCGTCGGTCTGAACGATTGGCGTTGGAAAATGCATTCGGTCTAAATATCAGCGATATGTTGGCAATGAGTGGAGAGACGGTGGACGGCGGGGGTGAAGATACCGTAGACCTGCAAAAAAAGACGAATGAATGGTTAAGTACTGCAGTTGATCGTGCCGAAGCAACTGTTAAAGCAGTGCAGGCAGTGGCTAGTGGAATAGGACTAGCAAATATATTATTAAGGTTGATTGAAAGAAACACTAAATTCGGTAATGTAACTAATATACCGGACGTGGATACTGGATCCAGAGGACAGGGGCCCAGAGGAAAGGGAACTCGTTTACGTGCACGAAGCCGACTTGCTAGAAGGTTTTTTTCACGCAGTAAATTGGGTAAGAGAATTCTATCAAGTAGAATAGCAACAAGAGTGGGTTCAAGTAAGTTTGCATCAGTTGCAAGTAAATTAGCAACTAAACTTGATACAAGTACAAAACTTCCTTTATCTAAAGCAACCCGTTTGGGAGGAAGACTATTTGGTGCAGCTGCTGGATTGTACAGTGGATATCAAACTTACCAGCAAGAACGTGCCGAAGGAACTGGTAAAGGAACGGCAGCTACGGCAGCCGCACTCTCAACGGGGGGAGCATTTGGAGGTGCATACGGTGGCGCTCTTCTTGGAGCTAAATTAGGTGCAATCGGCGGTCCTTGGGGAATAGCTATAGGTGGATTTTTAGGTGGTCTAGGCGGAGCAATTTTAGGTGATAAGTTGGCTTCGTGGGTGAACACGAATATCACGAAAAGATTTTCTACAGCTCTAGATTCTGCAGGTAATTCCGTAGGTAAAATGTGGGATTCCTTCACCAGCTGGTTTAGTACTAAACCAGCCGCAGCCAAACCAAAAGTATCAACGGGCGATGACGTTATTGCCAAACCTGGTTATGGGAAGCGTTCATTAGTAACGCCTGCCGGTATTATTGCATTAAACGATAAAGATAATATTATTGCCTATGCAGACGATTTAGTAGGAACAGAAAAACGTCCATATGGGTCTATTGCACAATCAGCAAAGGATGTGGCAAAGGATACGGTAGTTACCGTTACTCGTGACACTGCGGCAAAAGCAGCAGGAAAAGCCATCAGTAATGCAACGGCCAGAATGGCGACCAATGCGATTCCTTTACTCGGGGATGTTGTATCAGCAATCATGGTAGCTAATGATGAATATAAGACGACCAAAGATCTCAAAAAATCAATTAAAGTAGCACTCGGATATTATGCAGCATCGGCTGTCGGTGGCGCTCAAGCGGCCACTTTAGCAAGTCCTACCGGTCCTGGTGCAGTAATAGCAGAAGCCGTCGGCAGTGCGTTAGCTGGTGAGGCATATCTGAAAGGTCGTAAAATAACATATGCAGATGATTTGGTGGGAAGTAAAAAACTTCCAATAGGAACGATTTCTAAATTAATGTCTCGTACAGGTGCAAAAGATAAAGGATTGAATCTACTTAATAGTAGAGTACCAGGCTTTTCCAAGTATATGCCAGAAGCGTCAAATCTAATCGGTACTTATAGACAAGGTGGGACGGGTGGACTAAAAGATTATCTTACTAATCGGGGAGTTGGAATGGCTACTCGTAAGGCACCAATGGTAGCAGATGCCATGGACGTATTTTCTGCTTATAAAACGGGTGGAGTACGTGGTGCGTTAGGTTCGTTGGCTAAAGGTGGGATTGGAAAGTTTATTGGTGGTGCACTTGGAAGTGCAATTCCAATTCCTGGTGTTGGTACAATGATTGGTTCTATGATGGGGTCAAAGGTAGGTAAATTTGTGGGTGGATTGTTTGGGAAGAAAAAACAAACAGTACCACAAATTACTCCTGAAATGATGACGGCTGGAAATCTTCCTAATTTGGCAGCAATGTTGGCCGGTGGAATGTTCCCACAGTCTCGTGAAGGAACTACACAACAACCGACAATAAAAGTAGACACTAGTGGAATAGAACAAAAACTAAATAATTTTATTAATGCACTACAAGGTATTCAAATAAATATGGATGGTAATAAAGTGGGTAAAGTATTGGTGAATACTGCAGAAATTGCGGCGTCCACAGGGGTGTTTAGAGTACAATCAAGATAACTGAGAATACATTATGTCGTTAAAGAATCTAGAACAGCGATTCAATGAAAAAGTAAGTGATTTGTACTCAGGTGCAAAAACTAAATTCGATAACGGTAAACCCAGTTCGGGTCGCAATGATGATCCATTGATTGTCCGTGCACCAGGAAACGGATACTGGAATCCGGCCGAAAGTCGTTCTACACCTGTAGCAAGTGCGTTTAATGATGTAAAGCGTATGACGTTGTTTACTGCCAGTACCCGTGGATTGAAATTTTTAGCCAAGCAACAATTATTACAGACAGGCAATACGTTTGAATCTACACGTATTATAAATCCTGCATTTCACATATCCAACGCAGTTCCATTCATTCACACGAAGCGAATGATTGATATTCCAATAACTGCTCGTGGAATTGCTCGTGCATTATTGGGTAGTAATGCACTGACTAACAGATTGCTTGGTTCTGGTGCACAGAAGAAGGATGTTGCTAGTTTACGAAAAATTGGACAGTTACAAGAAGAAACATATAATAAAGCAACACAAGCAATTAGTATAAAAAGTTTAATTAAAAAAATTCCTGTCATCGGTCAAGTAGTTTCTGCAGTAAAATCAAAACGTAGTGTTGGTGACGGCATAAAAGACTTTGACGAATCTCGTCCAGAACTGTCTAAACTTGGGTTACGGGGAGCAATAACCACATTATTCAGTGGTAACACTACGTCGAAAAGTGGCTATGCAATGGCCAATCAAGTAATATTAAATTCTAAATTAGATAACAAATATGTTACTAATTACATGCCGAACTACTATCCAAAATTAAATGATACGTATGTCACATATCTTAGAAATACTGATGGAGAGTCTACTTGGACACATGTTGGACAAACTGGAAACTTATATATTGCTGCAGTAGAATATCCTATCCGAAGTTCTTCGGGTAAATTACTTTTAAACGTTTTTCGACAATCAAGAACGGCCGCTGCTAAAAAAGTTGATCTGTTAGAAACGTATAAACGATCAAATACTCAGACGATCCTAGAAAAAAATATACCTATAGACAAGTATGTTGATTATGGAACGGGGGTGCGGTATGAAAGAACACCCACCCTAGCAGGATTAAAAGAAATACGACCAAAAGTAATACCAGACAGAAAGGTTTTAGAAGAAAAATATGAATCTAGTTCTTCGTTAGAAACTATTGCGTTAGAAGGTAATCAAGCTGCATATATCAATGAAACGTTAAAACCAACTGTTGGTCAAATTCCAACACATTTGATTGGTGACGCGATATCATATGTAAAATATTTTACATACGGTGAGGGTACTGTACGATTGGCAAATTCTGATGCAATTAAAGACGGCGTATCTACGAATGCAGAATTCGTTGCATTAGGGAGTGATTTTAGACGAAGAAAAATATCTTACATAAAAGATGACTCAAACATAGTAACTGGTGCGAAAAATTCTGCAGTTTCAAAAGAAGCGTATAATCGAATAAATAATGATTTTGATGATCCCATCGTTGTATCGTTTGCAATGGGAAAGGATGGACATGTTAGATTTCGTGCATATATAAGAGATTTGCAACAAACGGTAAATCCAAAATACAATCCATTACAATATATTGGTAGAATGGAGCAATTTATTTATTACACGGGGGTGCAACGTGACGTTTCGTTTAAACTAGGACTAGTTGCATTTTCCAGAGAGGAATTGGATGGAATGTGGAGAAGATTAAATTATCTAACGGGCATGGCATATCCGTATGGATTTAACAAAGGCATCTTCCAACCCAACATAGTTCGAATGACGGTAGGAAATGTATACGTAGACCAACCTGCGTATATTACGGCAGTAAATACAAATTTTTCGGAACTCTCGGAAACATGGGAATTGGATTCCGGTAAACAGGTTCCTATTTCTGCGGTTGTATCTATGAACTTCACGTTGGTTGAGAAGGCGTCAAGAATAGCAGATTCGCCGTTCTATGGTATAACGGAGAAACTGGACGGATTCTCGGAACGAATACCAACTGCCGGTGCTAATGATGATACACTACCCAAGAATGATCAACCAATTTCCGATAACATACTAACCCGAACATTACAGGGGTTTGACCAGCAAGATAGAGATTATACCGCGGCAATAGTGGCTGCAAATAACCGAGGGGATACAGTAACGGTGCAAAACATTGGACTTACACAGGCTAATCGCCGAGAAGAATTTAGACGGGCTACTATGGCAATTACTGCCGCAGCAAATAGGATGAGTGGAAACTAATATGGCACGATATTTAAATAATATAGGAATCAATCGAACCGATGCAGGAAAACGATACTATAGTTCTGCTATCCCATTAGACCCAAAACAAGATGAGTTGGAATACGTACACGAAGCACGGATGGGTGATAGATGGGACACATTAGCTTACAAGTATCTCGGTTCAGCAACCTTATGGTATGTCATTGCTAATGCTAATGATGGACTAAATGGTTCAATATTTATTAAACCAGGAACATTGATTACAATACCTCAAACATATTAATTATGCACACATCCGGTTCTTTTGACTATAAAGTAATAAACGAAAATATACAAGCAATACTACGTGCACGCTCGAAGTTAAATAACACGACACAGGTGGGAATGCCGTTCGTTAAAGCTACTACGACAATTGGTGGTCCCGGTGTACCCTTATTAGATGGTGGTATAGGATTTACATTAGGATTACATGCAATTGACCAAGACGTTAAATATGAAGATATATATTCGTCGCAGGGAAGTGATTCACCGTTAATTGGCTATACGTATGCAAATGGAAAAACTCGACGTATTTACGCTAAAAATGACGTAGACGTAATTGCATCACAAGTGTTCGATTATCGTGCAGAACTATTCACAAATTCAAAAGAATTTATAAGAATTCCCCCGCCTGGTATAACTAATCTAACTGTTGGCAGAAACAAGAATGGATTACTGGCACATGCACAACTTACCGTCAATATTCCATCATTAGCACAATTGGAAAGTTTACAAAAAACGTTCTTGATACCCGGTGTGGGTATGATAGTGGAATGGGGGCAACAATTTGCTTTAGAATCTATAGGAATGGATGCGACCGGGGAATTGCCTGATATTTCCTATGCAATGTTCCCATGGCACGACAAAAATCGAACACTAGATATATTAACTCGTATTGCTAAAAATAATTTTTCACTACAAGATATTTTAGAGAACTATGTGTATCCATCAAGCGGACAATACATGTGGATGTTCGGCCGAGTTTCAAACTTTACAATCACGACATTACCAGATGGGTCTTTTCAATCGATAGTTAAAATCGTTGGCTCCTCAGAGGATTCATGGGCCTACTCAACAAAAAATACCGTAGTTCCTGCAAAAGATGCATCAACTAAATTTTTCTGTGCGTCGGACACGAATAGTGTATACTCGTATTTTGCAGAAACTGCAACAGGCCTAAATTTAAAAACATTATTAGACGACGTTGAAGCTGGAAGTAAATTAAAAGAGTGGCAAGGTCACGTGCAACGTTTTGCGCAAGGAAACGTGAAAGAAGGTGATCCTAAAGCTCCTGAAGCAGACAAAACGAAACCCACCGTTAACCAAAACACATTTGCAGATTTGGAAGATGCCTATTTCATGACGTGGCGATTTTTTGTAAATGTGGTATTGAATAACGCGGAATTTGGTTTAAAACGTATTTTTACTACCGTCGTAGAAAAAGATGTTTTAGAAAAAATTGGAATGTTGTTACCATATGCAAATGGTCCTGAACGAGATGGTCCTGTTGCAACAAATAGTGCAATCGACGATCCGTTAGAACCGTTTGCTGGATACAATAAATATTTACGGTCAATTGACCCGTCGATTATGATTATTGTAAACGAAGAAGCGGCAGAATTGGCGGCTGCAAATGACCAGTATAAATCTGCCGCATTAGGAGGAAGGAACTTACTGGAACCTACAGATGAATCGGAGAAATTCAAAGCAATTGGACAGTACGATACTGCAGCACCGGACTACAATAAAGGACGGGATTCAAAAGGAGAACCGATGAAAGACCGTTCGTTTTTAAGTACGGGGGTTTGGTTGAATCATAAAACTGTGGTAGAGTCGATGATTGGCGGCGATACCATAGTACGTGGAATTACTAATTTATTAGATCGTATGAATCAAGCTACGTTAAATTATTGGGATTTAACGTTAGACACCGTGGAACCATTGGGTAGTAAACAACCGTCATATAATTACATTGTTATTGATTCCAACGTAAAAGAAAACTCACAAGATGCAGTTTCTAAATTTATTGATAAAGTACATGTATTTAACAAATACGTTAGAACGGATACTAAAAGCGGTCAATTGGTAGGATCGGAATTAATAGAATGTAATATAGATTTGTCGTTACCAAAACGATTATTTTCACAAATAGCTACATTAGGACTTGTACAACCGGAAGATTTGGATAAAGTAGGAATTACTACCGGTAGTGCAGATGACCCCGCCGATTATACAAATCAAAAAACTGCAAAGATATCCGACCCTAATGACACGTTACGTGAATTATATGCAATTACAGTACTATCTCCAAAGGGAGATAGTACTCA